TACTGCTTTAATTTCCCACCATCTGCATATTCTTTAACTATTGGGTCTGAAGGTGTTGGGATTATAGAATAGGCTAATTCATTTACCTCTATATAATCTACGTTTATTTTTCTAAACTCATCTAATATAGGACAGTCAAGAAAGTAATCTCTTAAACTATCAATTATCATTTCTTACCACCTGCTATCTTAATTGCTCCTCTGAGGATATCTCTTTTATGGTTTGCCTTCATTCTATCAAACCACTTCGCACCTCTCATTGGAGCACCTTGGAAATTAAAGTGAGTTCCATAATACATACGTCTTGCATAAGGAGTCCTATATCTTACATTACCTGACCCTACTTTAGTATGTCTAATAGCACTACTTTTTAAAGTCCCTGAATCAAATGGAACATAAGGGTCGGTAACTCTCATTACTTCACTATCTATAAAATTTTGAACCTTGCCTGCAGTCTCTAGACCTCTTTTTTGAATTATTTTATTGATATCTTTTATAATTAATTTTTCACGATATAAGATATTACCTACCCCCAATCTGCCAATGTCTCATATGTTTACTACCAAAGTCTTTTTTATCTACTTTAGTAATTGTAAAGGTTTTAAATTTCTTATCTAAATCTGTGCTGCTCTCAATATCCTCCAACACCTCTCCCTTAACTATCCTATCACCTTCTTGAATAGTAAAATAATTCTCTATATCATCACGAGTTTTATAAGCTTCAGAATCTATATATTCTTTATTTGCTTCATAATCAAATGGGATGAAGACAGTAACTGCATCTGCACTGTCTAATCCTGTTTGTCTGATATTATAGGCTCTAGAATCATTCCAGAAGACTTTTTCTATTATAGTCCTCTTCCACTCATCTAATCTTGTCGCCTTATTAAATTTTTTATTGAATATGGTCATGGATGAATTAGTATACATTTCCAATCCCTCTGAACATAGCTCCTGAAGTACCTAGATATCTTCTAATGATATTTTTATAAGAGATATTAGGAGAAGTGTTTTTATCAAATTGTTCATAAGATACTGAATACTCTCCAACTTTCTCGTTGGTGATTATCTTACCTTCATGTTTTTCTATAAAGTTGATAGTATCAACTAATTCGCAAACTGCGTATTTAGCTCTCTTATCATTTATAGATACCCTATTAAACGTATAATAGGTCAATATCTGACTAGCTATAATAATTAACCTGTCTAAATCTTTATCTTCAACTGTTCCATTGAAATTCTCTTGGTAAAACTCTTTGGTGATATAGATTTTATTCTTCATCTAACTCACCTTCTATTAGTTCGATTAGCTTTGCCTTTTTCAGATTAGAGTAACCAGTCAATCCTAAATTCTCTGCTGCTATCCTCAACTCTGATACGGTTAGCTTATTGAAATCTAATATCTTTTCTTCTATCTCTTCTTCTAGATGCTCTTCGTTTACCTCTTCTTCAACTAATTCCTTAATAATATCAAAGTATTTTGGATTAAAATCCCTCTTCTCAATCTGCAAGGTTTCATCTTTTTTATATGTCTGGCTCTTATATCTAACCGTAGTTTTAGCTCTTACTATCAATCCTCACACCTCCAATACATTAGAAAAATAAGTGGGAAAATATCCCACTTATTAGGCTACCGTCGCTATAAATATATCATCTATTCTTTCGAAAGATGGTAGCATTATAGCGGATACCACGGTAAACACATTTACTGGATGCGGCTCTTTTATAGTTGTAACAGCTACTCCGGTATCTACAATTGATACTTGAGCATCAGTATTGCCAGACATTAAATCTGATTCTTCTGGAGTAGTTCCGTAGTAGGTATTACCTAGATTCCCTGATGGTAATAGTGTAAAGACATCATCTTCGAAGAATTGTTTTGTCTGACCATTTTCATCTACGTATCTTTTATTGTAAACTGTTACTTGAAGACCTAATTTAGTTGCTAGGTATTGTCTAATCATTTCATCTGTAACTATTACTGCTGTTGGGTCTATAAATTGCATATCTCCTCTAATAGATTCATTAGCTACTAGATAGTTCCAGGTCTTGCTAGTACAGATTGCTCTAGTTGGTCTAGAACCTGTCAACTCTTCAACTGTTCTCATCCACTCCATCAAATCTTCTACCGGTCTTGCTGTCTCTGGATTACTCCATTTGGAATCCTCATCTGTGATAACTACTTTATTATCTTCAGATAGATGGTAATCATAATCGTATTGCACTCTATTAGCTTCAACAGCTATAGTACCTGAGGATAATAGTTGCATTCTCATTCTTTCCGCGGATACTTCTGCACCTTGAATTAATTGTCCTATATCATCATAGATTTTCGCTATTATTGGTTCGAAGAAGGCTGAGTTTTGTGCATCTCTAACCTTGTTTAATTCTTGCCTATCTTTTTCACCAATTCTCATAGATTCCCTGAAAAACGGCATTTCAGTTTCAATCTTGGATATACCAATTCTATCCCTTAAAGTAGCCTTTGCATCAAATGCACTTGGCTTTAATGCTACAGGTAATCCTTGTCTACCTTTAATCCAACTAAGGTCTAAACCTAATTGCTTTTTACTTGGAAACAGAGTAGCTCCTAAATAAGGTATCCTATTGTCTGCGCTCTCAGTCCAAAATGTCCCTATCTCTTTTGCGTTTACTAAATCAAATATAGTAGGCATATTTTTATCTCTCCTTTACAATCTTTTTATTATTTTAAAAATGTGATTTGTGGTAAATCTACCTCTTCGTCTGGCTCTTCTGGGATTTTATTTAAATCAATAAATCCATGAATAACCATTGCTCCTGGAGCTGGTCCATAGGTTACATCTACATCATTTAATAAAACGCCTTCTGCGTCGGCTCCATTTTCTTTAGAGACTAAACTCACACCATCTGCTAAAGTTCCTCCACCAACAATTGTTCCTGCTGGCACTATCTTCTTACCATTCTCTGCCACTACTCCCTCATCATCAACTGTAACCGCTACTGCTACATAATGGTCAGGGAATTTTAAGATTTCCTTCTTATTACCATAATCATTTACTACAAACTTTGACATATTCTACTTCCTCCTTTTAATTAATCATTAAAGTAATGTTTTTGTGCATCTTGCGAAGATTGTTGTGCAGCTTTAAACTGACGAGCTATCTTTTGTCCTATGGATGGTTTTCCTGAGTCTTGTTTATCTGCCTTATCTCCTGGTCTGATGAAATTAGGTTTGTCTGTAGTCTCTGTTTCGAATTGATATTCATATTCTTTCTGTAGTCTCTCTAATTCAGCATCTAGACCTTTAATCTCTTCACCTTCTAATTTTAATACATCAAAATCTAACAGAGCTTTTACAGCCTTTATACTCTTTGCTCTTGCATCTCTTAATTTATTATTTAGAAGATGTTCAAATTTTAACTCCTCTAGCCTTTTCTTGCTTTCTTTTTTCTCTAGCTCATATTTCTTTTTATAATCATCCGCTTTTTGTTTGATTTCTTCTATATCTAAATCTTTAAACTCTTCTATCTCTTTATTAGCGGTTTCCAATTGTCTTTCTAGATTATCAATTTCGGTTTTTCTAGTATCCGCTAGATTTTTATACTTTTCAATATCTTTCCCATTCTCTGCCATCACAAAATCAATCTGCTCGTCAGTTAAACCTTGCTTTTTCAAATCTTCTCTTTTCATAATTCATTTCCTCCTTTAATCTACGCTTTTTTACGTGAGTTGCTTTCACTTGATTTATTAGATATCGTTCTAATAGACGTATTAAATAGTTTATAGTCTTATTTAGGACTAGATATATTAATTATTTAATTCTAATATATCTTCTATCTCTTTTATCCTGGCTTTGTTATCTTCACCGTTTTTAATCTGACCTAATTTTAATTCAAATAACTCTGCCATTAATTGGTCGAAATCTGTTTGAGTCATCTTACCTTCAATATCCTGCATTCTAATCACCTCGTATCAACCTATTTAAATTATTTTCAAACATCTTTAAGAAATCTGTCTTGTCCTTGTCTGGAACATATATCATTGCTGCAAATCCTTCTGCAAAGAATTCTGCTACATCTGTAGATGCATAATTTCCAAATTCTTCTAATACTCTCCTCTCCATCTCTGAAGAACTAATACCTAAATCATTCATCATATTTTTATAAATAGTATTTGATAGGTTATTATCTGATAAGGCAGATTCTTTATTAAATAGATTAATAGCGTTTATATCGTCTCTGTCTAAATCTAATAATTTTGTAGTCCCTTGGTACTTTTCTAGGATATTTTGTAAATCTTTATTATTATGAATAGCATATCCTCTATCTAGAGCGTGAGCGTATTCGTGGTCTACTGTCCATAAGGGATTAGAAGAATAATTTTTAGCTTTCCTGCCTTTTAATTCTGCTAACTGTACTGCACTAGCCTTTGCTTCATCTTTTAAATAGTGATTACTCAACACTAGATTATTTTTAAGGTATAATTCATTTTTACTATTTACACTAAATCCGTGTTCAAATACTCCTATATAGGATTTAGCTTTTCTAGTTATAATATTCAAGCTTTCTTCTACTGACCCTGGAATAGGGTATTTATTTGCTAAATCTACTAATCTTTCTTCTATCTTTTCTGCAAATGATTTTTCTATACTGTCTAATCTTACTTTCGCGAATACCTCCCTGGCAGATTTAATCCCTCTATCTTTAATTGTAGTCGAGTCTATTATATCATAGATTCGAATTCTCTCCCACTTTGGTCGTATATTAACAGCATTACTGAAATCTTTATAAGCTTCTCTTTGTCTTGATAGCTTTATTTCCATAGCTGTTTTGGCATCTTCTAATCCAGCTGCTTCATATCCTACTATTCTCCTCTGAGTCTCTCTCATCTGTCTTTCCATATATCTTTGCTTTTGGGTAGCTTCGTAGGTATCATAAATCTTACCATTGTATTCAGTCTCCCAATCTAAATTATCTAAATGTTCTTTAGTATATACTTTAGTAGAAATACCTTCAAAGTATGGATACCAATTATGTCTACAATTTACACCTTGAAATCCATCTGCATCTCCAAATCCTATATCCTCTAAGGATAGGTAATTCTTATCACCGCTTCTTGATACTATCTCACCTTGCCACTCTCTATGAGTTGGTCTTGCTCCATGATGCGCTGTTATCTCCATCAAATCTTGGTCCATCATATCTGCATTCATTTCACTCATCTGCCCGGTTATCTGATTTAATGTAGTCAGGATATTCATTCTAACAGCGGAATCTGTGTGATAACTTCTACCACTAGCATAATCTATAAATCGTATTCCTGAATCTGCTAATTCTCTTACAGTCTTTTCTAAAACCTGATTTAAATCATAAACTCCCGAACCTAATTGAAAAACAGCCTCGTTTAATTTATCTCTGTAGAATGTATCTAAATCTTTAAACCTACCATTATCAACCATTCCTATTGTTTTAGTAAGATTATCCATGTCCCTGACTCCGCTATTAACTGCAGTGTTTATGAAATCTTTCATCTTCGGGTTCTTTTCTAGAGGTGGTAAATCTTTTCCTCCCTCTCTATACATCATCCTATCGTTATCGTAGGATAGTTCTGAGGATTCTGTTAGGATTTTTCTGACCTCTGCTTTGGATAGTTTAGAGACCTTTTCTATCTCTTTTTCAACCTCTCTTAAATCATATCCCATTTCCTGCAGTAAAATCAAATGATATTCAGATTTCTCTGTCAATTTTAAATTCTTTGCTATTGACTCTGACATATCTTTTATTATCTCGTTTTCCATCTCTCTAAATATCTTGACTAATTTAGCTGGCTGTCTCTCTAAATACTCTGGAGTTAGCATCTAACCACCTCTACTCGAATTCATCTTCCTCGTATTCCTCTTCTTTATAATCTGGTAACATCTTTTTAGCCTCTTCCTCTTCTACTCCATATCTCCTCATAAGATAATATTCAGGTTTTATCAAGCCTGCTGCCACCTCTTGAAGTAATATAGCCTGTTCTGATTTCTCATCTATAATTATAGAATCGTCAAAGTGGAATGAAACTTCATACTCTCCTTTTGGAGCTAATCCATAGAAGGTTGTTAGATAATCCATAGCATATATCAAATTCTCTAAACTATCTTGTAATGATTTTTGTATATCTACTATTGTGGAATATGACCTTTGTTTTGAAGTCTTGATTTCTTCGGCTGTTTTTTCTACTACTTGGATATCTGATAATGTTCCATAAGCTAAACCACAATTAAATTCAACTCTCTGTAATA